AAAAAATAGGTGGCTTTATTACTGTTACAACAGAAACATTAATAGGTGCAGCACGGGGCATTGTAGATTGGTTTGACCTTAGAGGTGAACAATATTTAGCAACAGGAACTAATAAAAAATTATACGTGTACCAGAATAATGCCTGGTATGATATTACACCGACACGCGCAACAGCAGCTGGTAACATTACAGGGTTTACAACTGTAAATAATTCTCCTACAGTCACCGTAACAGATGCAGCAAACGGTGCAATAGAAGGTGACTTTGTTACGATAACAAGTGTTAGTGGTGCAGTTAATGGTATACCTGCAGCCACATTACAAAATAAACAATACGAAATAATAGAAGTTGTATCTACATCGCAATATAAAATTACTGCGACTGCTGATGCAACAAGTACAGGTGCTTCTGCAGCAACAGCAACAGCATCTTATGAAATTAATACAAACCCTGCAACATCCATAGCCGGTTACGGTTGGGGTGCAGGCACATGGGGATTATCTACATGGAACACAACACGCGCTGGTCTTGCAGCACCTAACTCAGTGCAGTTAGATTCAGGTAAATGGTCCTTGGACACTTGGGGTGAAGATTTATTAGCATGTCAGTTTAATGGTTCATTATATTACTGGGACACATCAAACAGTGCAGGCACACCTGTAGCAGCTGTAATTATTTCTAATGCCCCAACACAAAATAGATTTGTTTTAGTTTCTGGTACAGATAGACATGTCATATGTTTTGGAACACAACTCATAGGAACAACGACACAAGATGATATGTTTATACGTTGGTCTGATCAAGAAAACGAAAATGATTGGACACCTACAGCGATTAACACATCTGGTTCACAAAGATTAACAGATGGCAGTAAATTAATTACTGCTAAAAGATCACGTGGTGCTATACTTGTATGGACAGACACAGCTCTGTATCAAATGCAATTAGTAGGCGCACCTTTTACATTTGGTTTTTCACAATTAGGTTCTGCTTGTGGTGCTATTGGATTACACTCAGCCGTAGAATCAAATGGTAACTCATTTTGGATGGGTAAAGATTCTTTCTTCGTGTTTGATGGTGCGGTTAAAAAAATACCGTGCAGTGTAGAAGATTATGTATTTACAAACATAGACCAGGCGTCACAAAAAGATACATTTGCTTGTCTTAATAGTGAGTTTAATGAAGTGACATGGTTTTATCCTTCCAATGGATCATCACAAATAGATAGATATGTAACTTACAACTATGAAGAAAAATCCTGGTCTATTGGTGATCTTGCTAGATCTTCATGGGTAGATAAAGGTGTATATGATTTTCCTTACGCTTTGGATTATGACCCTACAAGTTCTACAACACCAATTACACCATTATCACCAGCTACAGAAATATCTGGTGTGACTAACGGACGTGCCTTAATGTATGCACAAGAATTTGGAACAGATGCAAATGGCGTGGCGTTAGAATCAGAATTAAATTCTGGTGCTTTTGTTATTCCGCAAGCAGGAGAAAACTTAATGTCAATTAAAAGATTTATACCAGACTTTAAAAATATTGCTGGTAATATAAATGTTGATTTAATATTTAAATTATACCCTACGTCAAGTGCTACTACAACTGTTCACACAATTACATCTACTACTAATAAAGTAGACACGCGTGCGCGTGGAAGACAAGCACAAATTAGTATAAAAACTACAGAGCTAGGAGCTAACTGGCGTTATGGAACGTACAGAGCTGACGTACAACAAGACGGGATGCGATAATGGCGCAAATAATATTACCAAGAACACCACAAGGTGCACAAGAGTATGACAAAGTGCAAATAGATAAGCTAGTTGCAAACTTAGAACAATTAATTTTACTGCTTAATAGTACTTACACGCCGGAAACGTTGCGTAATGATGATGAAGCTTTTGCGTGGTTTAATGGGTAACATATACACAAATTATAAAGTAGATTTAGCTACAAATACAAATCCTGTCATCTTGTATACAGTGCCAGATAGAGTACAGGCTGTTATTAAATCCATAAGAGTTAGTGATGACTCAGGATCTGGCAGTACAATTACAGCAATCATTACAGATGCAGGAAATGTGGAGTTTAGCTTAGGTAAAGATATAGTGGTAGGAGCCGCAGTTCCTGTGGAATTATTGACCCAACCTCTTATAGCCAAGCAAGCAGAGAAGATTACGGTTACCCCAGGCAACGCAGACAGACTACATGTAGTGCTTTCGGTGCTTGAAATTAATAATAATACTTGATATAAGGAGTAAATATGCCTATAAAAGATGATAGTGTAGTAAAATGGACCACGGTAAATGGAGAAAAAGTTCCTGAAATTGTCGTGCCAGCCGAAGTAACTATTACTAATACGCAAACAGGAAAACAATATGGCTCAGATAAAGAAGCTGAGGATGATGTTAGTAACCCTGCAACCGACACAGAAGTACACCACATCAGACGTGATGTAAAAGTATCTGTCGCAATACACCAAATAATTAAAAGCATAGCAGGAGATTTATAATGGCTTTTCGTCAACCCCAAGAACAAGAACAAGGAGTTCCTAGTTTAGGATATAGATTATCCAGCAACAGACAACCAGGAATAGAACAATCAAACAACATGATGCCTCAATACTCTAATCCTATTGGTAGAGGTTCAAGACCTATGCCTCCAGAAGGTATGCCAATGCCTGAATATGAAAGACCTATTGGCAGACCTGGAATGGGAAACTATCAACTGATGGGTAGGCAAAGTACTGATCCTAGAGAAAGATATATAGCTGACACACAGGGTGGACATCCTAACATGAGCCAGTTTGGTTATCCAATGCCCAACAGTGGAATGTTTGGAGATCTAATGGGATTTGGGTCTTCAATGATGGAAGCACTACCAATGGCTTACATGCCAGGTGATTATGATGATGACGATTACGGATCGTTTATTCCTGATTCAGTTATACAAATGGATCGTTTAGATGGAATGTATGGTCCAGAAGATGAACAGAATTTTGATACATCAAAAGGCTACGAAAATAGAATATTTGGAATTGATCCTAGGTATTATCGTGGTGGAATAGCAACTCTAAAAAGATAGTATGGGATTTTTAAGTAAATTAATGAAGAATCCATTGGTGCAAATGGCACTACCAATGGCTTTAGGTTACGCCGCACCAGCACTTATGGGATCTAATTTGTTAGGTCTTGGAAGTATGTTTGGTAAAATGAATCCTTTAATGGCTAACGCTTTAAAACAATCAGCATTAGGTTATGGAACAGCAGCTCTTAGTGGATCTAAACATCCAGGCAAAGCAGCAATGTACGCCGGCCTAGGATCAATGCCATTCTCTTACTTAAAAGCTAACCAAGCAGCCAATGCATTTAACACAGCTAATAAACCAACAAACTATACAAGAGACATGTTTAATACTGTGATTGATACACCTGGTAGAGAAGCGATACCTTCATTTATGGATGGTCCTGGTGGACTAGAACAAAGTATGGGAGTAGGAACATACAATCCAGCAGTTAAAGCAGTACCAGCAACATATAGAGCAGCAGATCCAATGGCAGTAGAAAATTTTCTTAAAGCACAAGCTAACAGGGAAAAATTAACAGCAATGGATTTTTTACAAAACTCAGAAAAGTTACAAGAAAATGCAATAATGCGTCCTGAGATGAGAGGTACCATGGATATGAGTTTAGTTGGTTCAGGAAATCCAGATCCTAATAATCCAAGAACGTGGGGTAGCACAGGCGTATCAGATAATATTATACCGGCATCTACTCAAGAAATAGCACCAATAGATTTCTTTTCTAAAGTATCTAAAGGTGGTAATAATATGTTAGGTGGTGAAGGACCAGCCAAAGGTGAAATTGTCACAGATTTTTTACCAACACTAGCGTCACAAGCAGCAGGATTATATGGTGGTCGTATGACACCGGAGGAAGAATGGGAAGCAACGAAAACTAAAAGAAGAAAAGAACTTGCGTTCATGTATGGCATAGACCCAAGTCAAGTAAAAGGTGAATTACAGAATCCTTATTACGGAGGTGGGGGTTACTTTAATGATGGAGGTATAGCTTCTATCA